GATTTAATTGAAAAAGCCGAAAAAGAAAAAGCTAAAAAAGAAGAAGTTATTAAAGATATTAACGCTTCTTTAGCTAAATTTGAAGTTGCAAGGTTTATTCTTTCTGAAGAAGGTATCAGGGCTTATATCATTAAAAAGCTTCTTGATTTACTGAATTTTAGAATCAAGTATTATCTCACTAAGCAGAATTCTCAATATTCATTATCTTTTAATGAAGTATTTGAAGAAGAAATTCTCAATAAAAGAGGAATTATGGTAAGTTATGGAAATCTTTCCGGTGCTGAATCTAAAATGCTAGACTTAGCTTGTATATGGGCATTTAGAGATATTCTTAAATTGCAAGGTTCTGTAAGTTACAACGTTTCTTTTTATGATGAAATTCTTGATTCTTCTTTGGATAAAACTAACTCGGAAATTGTTTGTAATATTTTAGAAGAATTTGCTCAGAAAGAAGACCAGGCAATTTATCTCATTTCTCATAAGCCTGATTTCTTTAAAGCTGGAATCGGTGAAATTATTCAATTAGACAAGCATAATGGTATTACAAAAAGAATCACCATTTAACTTTAAGAAAAATGCAAAATAAAGAAAATGTGAAAAGAACTTTAGTGGTTAATTTGTTTGCACAACCTGGTGCAGGTAAGTCAACGGGTGCGGCATATTTGTTTTATAACTTAAAATGCTTAGGTGTTAATTGTGAATATGTCAGCGAATTTGCCAAAGATAAAGTATGGGAAGAGAATAAATCAGTTTTTGAAGATCAAAATTATATTTTTGGCAAACAATCTTTCAAATTATCCAGAGTTAACGGAAAAGTTGATGCAATTATTACCGATAGTCCGTTATTGCTAAGTGCTTATTATAGTAATGATAATTGTGCTTACGAAAGAACTCAGCTGATTGTTAAGACTCATCATCAATATGATAATTTAAACTTTTTTATCAACAGGGTTAAACCTTATAATCTAATTGGAAGGCATCAAACCGAAGAAGAATCAGATAAAATAGCTAAAGACCTTGAAAAGTTTTTAGGAGATCTTAATATTAAGCCTCATAGGATTTCCGGAGATCAAGGAGGATATGATTTAGCACTGTCAATTATTAAAGCCAGACTAGACATAAAATAAAAATATGTACCGATTCGCTTATTGGGACGGACGAGATAAAAATATCAAATTGTTTACTTGGAATAAGGATGGCGACCGAATTATGGTTGACCGTCCTTATTCTCCATATTTGTATATTGAGGATTCAAACGGGAAGTATACTTCTATTTTTGGTACTCCTTTGTCCAAAAAGATTTTTAAGAATTCATGGGAAAGAAGTGAATTCATTAAGGATTCAAAAATAACAAGGTTATTTGAGAATTTTAAACCGGCTCAGCAATTCTTAATGGATGAATATGGAGGAATGCAGGATTCTGAAGATTTTTCTAAGAATCCTTTGAAGATTTGTTTTTTCGATATTGAAACTGAGCCACTTCCTGATAATGAATTCCCAGCACCGGAAGAGGCAAGAGCTCCGATTAGTCTTATCACTATTCATGATTCTTTGACTAATGAATATACTACATTCGGTACAAAAGAATTTACCGGAGAATTACCTAATGACCTGAAGGTATTTTATATTCATTGCGAAGATGAATATGAGCTTCTTGAATCATTTTTAAGATATATCGAAAAAGATTATCCTGATGTTCTTTCTGCCTGGAACTCGAATTTTTTCGATATGCCTTATTTAGTCAATCGGATTACTAAAGTTTTAGGACAGGATGAATTAAAAAGATTAAGTCCTTTGGGAATATTCAATGTAGGCATTGGTAAAACAAAGGATAATCCTCCAAGAGAATATACAAAATATATTACTCCTGGAATGCTTATTATTGACTATATTGATGTTTATAAGAAACTAAAGGTAAAACTTCAAGATTCTTATAAGCTGGACCACATTGGTTCAATAGAAGTAGGAGAACAAAAACTTGAGTATGAAGGACCCATTGGAGATTTCCAAAAAAATAATTGGAATGATTTCGTTCTTTATAATATTCGAGATGTTGAACTTCTTGTAAAGATTGATAAGAAGACTAATTATTTCGCTCTTTTAAGGTATCTCGCTACTCTTGGATTAACGAATTTTGAAGATGGATTAGGCGTAGTTGCATATGTTTCCGGAGCAATTGCTCTAAAAGCAAGATCTCGGGGACAAATCCTTTTTACTCCAAAACGAGAAGTCCTTGAAGGTAAGAATGAAGGCGGATATGTAAGCGTAAAACCCGGCCTTGTAAAGGATCTAATAACATATGATGCTGCGTCGCTATATCCTTCTTGCACCATTACGAATAATATTTCTATTGAAACAATGGTTGGTGAATTTGTGGAATTGGGAGATGGAAATATTCATTTGACATTAACTTCTGGAAAACAATATACTTTAACAGAACAAAAATTTAATGAATTTGTAAAGAATACTGAGCTAATTAGGACTCCTGCAAATGTATTATTCTCACAAAAGAAACAGGGCATTTATCCAGAATTTATGGAAAGTGTCTTTGATTCTCGAAAGAAAGACAGGAAAGAAATTGTCAGGCTCGAAGAAGAATTAAAGAAAGATCTTCCTAAAGAGGAGAAAGAAAAGATTGAATTAAAAATTAAGCAGCTTCAAATTGCGCAATATACAAAGAAACTTTGTATTAACAGCTGTTATGGAGCTTTGACTTCTAAGACGAGTCCTTTAGGCCATGATTCAATAGGAAATTCAATTACTTTAACTGGACAATGCACTATTAAACAGGTTAATAGAATTGTCAAAGATTTCATTATGATGAAAACTCCCGGGATGACTGAAGAAGTTGCCGAAGAGCATATTATCTTTAATGATACTGACTCAGTTGGTGTTTCTCTTCATGGAGTTGCCGGGATTATAATTTGCAAAGACTCTAAAGTTACTCCAGAAGGATATAAACTTATTGATGAACTTAATGATTATATTGATAGAGAACTCAATAAGTTTGTAACTGAAACTTTTAATACTAAGAGAACAATTCTTCATTTTAAACGTGAAAAGATTTGCGACTATGGTTTGTACCGCAAAAAGAAGAACTATGCGTTACATTGCGTTGATAATGAAGGTGAAGTAGACCTCGAGGGTAATCTCAAAATCTCTTGGAAATATACTGGTATTGAACTGGCTAAGAGTATTATGAGTAAGCCGATTAAAGAAATTGGCAAAAAAGTCATTGAACCCATGATTCTTCACCAGAATAAGTATGAAACCGATAAAAGGCTAAGAGAAGCTTATGAAGAATTTAAAAAACTTCCATTGACAACTATTTGCAAGATTGCCCGAGTTAAGACGTTTAACAAGTATTCCGACGGTTCTTCTGGTTTTCAAACTATGAAAGGCATGCAAGCTCACGTTAGAGCTGCATATTATCATAATCTTATTATAGAAAAAGAAAAAATCCATGGAGTTCAGCCTATTAGAGAAGGAGATACGATACAGGTTATTGCATTAAAGCCCAATAATAAGTATAGGATTGACTCGATTGCTATTCGAGACGGGTATATGCCTCCTGAATTTCTTGAATTATTTGAGATTGACTATCGAAGAATATTTGAAAAGCCATTTTATGCTTGCATTGCCAGCCTTTATAAAGTGGCAAACTGGACTCCTCCTAATGTAACAGATGAATATGAATTTGAATTATTTGATTTATTCGGAGAAGAATAGTAATGTCAAAACGATTTACAAAAGAAATTTTTGTCAAAAAGGCTGAAGAACGTTATGGAGAGGGAACATATGATTATTCTTTGGTAACTTATGTGAATTCCCGGACACCTGTTACTATAATTTGTTCAGTTCATGGTCCTTTTCAACAAAAACCTGGAGTTCATCTGCATGGAACAGGATGTCCTTTTTGCCTAAATGATCGATGTTTAATGACGACAGAAAAATTTATTGCTAAAGCAGCTAAAAAACATAATAACTTTTATGATTATTCAAAAGTTGTTTATGTAAATGCCCATATTAATGTAAAAATTATTTGTCCTATTCATGGGGAATTTGAGCAAAAACCGCATGCTCATTTAAAAGGCCAAGGTTGCATAAAATGTTTCAGAGAACGAAAAAGATTTACCACTGAACAATGGATAGAAAATGCTCGAAAAGTACATGGCGATAAATTCGATTATTCAAAGGTAAAATATGTAGACAATAAGACAAATGTTATTATAATTTGTCCAGAACATGGAGAATTTATACAAAATCCCAACAGTCATTTACAGGGTATCGGGTGTTCACAATGTTCTGGCAAAAAACAATTAACTACTGAGACTTTTATTCAAAAAGCTCGAAAAGTACATGGTGACAAATATGATTATTCTAAAGTAGAATATAAAAACGCTTATAATAAAGTACCTATTATTTGTCCTAAACATGGAATATTTTATCAAATCCCTAATAGCCATTTAATTGGCAAAGGTTGTTCAGATTGTGGAAGTTCTTTATCTAAGTCTAAAGGAGAAAAAGAGCTTTGCCAATATATCAAATCAGTTTATTCGGGAAAAGTTCTCGAAAATACAAGAAAATTTATTGGTCGAAAAGAACTTGACATTTATCTTCCTGAATTAAAACTGGCTTTTGAATATAATGGAACATACTGGCATGAAATACATGAGAAAAGAAATCCAGGTTATCATGAAGAAAAACGAAAAGCTTGTAAAAAAGCTAATATTACAATGATAGAGATTTGGGAAAATGATTGGAGAAAGGATCAAGATAAAATAAAAACTTTAATAAAAGAAATAATTGAAAAAGTTAATGTTTAGAGTATAATAAATCATATGAGTTTACTTCATAAATCGTCATTAACCGGAGAAAATTTCTTTGACTCAAATGGAAATCCTATTCCGGGAACTCCATTTTATTATCATCTTCAGCAAAAGATTGATGAGTCTTATCAAAAAGGTTATCAGGCGGGAGTTAAATTTGTTCTTGATGATTTTGAGAACAGATTAAAATTAGCATTATATGCCAGAATTGATGAATTTAAAGCTCTTCCCCCACTTCCGGATTATTGTAAATTCTTGAATATTGCAATGAAATATGTAACTAAGGCATTTGCTGTTATGAAATCTTATTGCAATATTGCTCCTTCTAGAATCAATATTGAAGCTACCTTTTGTAAA